AGCATGGATGTGGTGTATTGTATTTGCTATCATCGTAGGTAGCATGTGGGCAGGTGTGTTTAGTATGATTCTACACGCACTACTACTATCAGCGGTAGCTGTTACTGTAGCAACATTTGAAACTGCAAAGCGTAAACCATCAATCTTCATGAGCCGCAATGGTCGTGGTATGGGTGGTGAACACGAATGAAGTTTAAGAGCAAGATCTATCTAGATTATGATGACGTTGAGTCAATGAACATGAATCTTGTTCACGATGTATCTAAATTTAAACCTGAGATCATTGTGGGAATTACTCGTGGAGGGCTCCTCCCTGCTCTCCACCTTTCCCATCATCTTGATCGTCCCATGAAAACTATACAATGGCAGACCAGAGATGCTGACAAGTGTGAACACGATGAAGAGATTCAGAACTATATGGATCATGGCGCCAGGGTCATTTTTGTTGACGACATTAATGATACTGGCCGCACATTCCTAGAGATATCTAAACGATATCATGGATCACGTCCCAACATTAGGTTCACGTCTCTGGTTAAGAAACAAGAAACTAACTTCCCATATGCATCAGCGGCGTTGACGTTGACGGATAAAAGATGGATAGTGTTCCCGTGGGAAAAAGACTAATACTAACAAAACAAAAAGGTTTTCCAGAACTTGTGCTTCCGAGCTTTTGTCTGGCGCAGTCTGATGGTCCTCCCCTTTCCACCATCATTAAACACAAATCTGAAAAGGTAGTAATATGACTAAAGGAAATAAAATGAGCATATCTGATATTGTTAAGGATAGGCTGGATAAAGCTGGACAGCGTTATTGGGCAAATGACAACATTTCAGAATACATCAGTAATGATGAGAAGTGGGAGCTGATTGATGAGCTTGAAGAGAAGTTTCGAGACGCATTGTCATCTCTAATTATTGACCAGAAGACAGATCCCAACTCTATGGGTACAGCTCGTCGTCTGGCAAAGATGTATGTTAATGAAACTATGGCTGGTCGTTATGAACCTCAGCCACCCGTAACTGCATTTCCTAATGATGATGCAGACACACGTTATGGTGGTATGATTGTTGTACGATCAGAGATTAAGTCTATGTGTTCACATCACCACCAGCCAGTATCTGGTGTAGCATACATTGGTCTGATTCCTGGTGTTAAGGTTATTGGTTTGTCTAAATACACTCGTATTGCTCAACACTGCGCCCGACGTGGTACATTGCAAGAAGAACTTACACAAGATATTGCTAATGAGATTGCAGCTCATACAGGCGCGAAGGACCTTGCTGTATACATTCAAGGTACACACGGCTGTTGTGAAAACCGCGGTATCCTTGCGCATAGCTCGTTGACTCAAACTTGTGAGTTGCGTGGACAGTTCTTTAATCCATCAGTCAAGAATGAGTTCTTAGACTATATTAAGATGCAACAACAATTTGCGGGGAATCGTGTATGATGAATCACATGAATGTTAGTTTTGTTAAGAGTGGCCTGCGATTCGTCGCAGGTGGCGCTCTTATTAGTGGAAGTCTGCTGTGGGGTGGTGTATTCATTATCCTAGCAGAAGTTCTAGGTGTATTAGAAGAAGTTGTAGATAAACGAAAGGAAGATTAATGAAAGAACGTCTATTAGAATG